CTTGTGATTTGATAATAGTCTCCTGTTTGTAATCCTTGTGCCGAAATACCAATACTTGGAGTTGCGAAAAAAGAATTAACGAAAGTAATTGTTGTTCCTGAAGCATCTGAAACTACATCTTGTCCAGCTTCAGTTCTTTTCTCCATATTTACTTTAGCTTGTAGTGTATGAACTTTTGCTCTGACCTTATTATCATCGCTTGTAATCTTACATCTAAATTTAAAAAATCTACCTTTTATTGTACTTTGCTGTGCAATTTTTTGAAAACTTGTAATATTATCAAGACTTGTATTATCTGCTCCGACTTGTATTTCTGCTCCACATTGAATTTCAGGAGACCCATCAAAAGGTGCTTTAGCATCTTCAAATAATGTTGCACCTCTACCTGAGTCAAACAAATCATATTCATCCTCAGAACTCATGCCAATAACAGCACCTAAATTAGTGTCATATATAGCATCAAGACTTAGAGTATTATCAAATGTATAAAACCCTGATGATTTTATATTGCCACCAAAATTTGTTGGATTAGAAGTAGAGTCTGTGCCACCTAAATCAAACACTCCCTCTGCTGATTCCATGTTGCCAACTAAACTATCTACCTGAGTAATAGTATCTAAAATTAATACTTTTCTACCAGCATTATCTTCTGATATTGCTACACTACTGTCTCTTGTTCCATTAAAATCTGCCATTATTCACTCAAAGTTAAAACATTTGTAAAATTTTGTAATCCTGAAATGTTAGTTGATACAATACTAGCTTCTGCACTAGAGTTTCCTAATTTATCTACTGCTTTTATACAATAACTACCAACCTGTGCATTTACAACTAAACTGTTTGATTTTCTTCTTACTACTTTTGCTATTGGAGTGCTTTCATTCCAAGTAGCACCACTTGTCACATCTTGAAATCTAATTTCGTACCAAGATATATCTAAATCTGTAACAGGTGTCCAAGATAACTCCATTTGATTTGAGCCAACCATAGATACAGATAAATCATCAACATCGTTTGGTATTTCTGTTGCACCAATTATTTTTCTTGAAGCAGATACAAAAGTTGAAGATACACCAAAACTATTGATAGCTTTTACTCTTACATCATAAGTCACATCATCTACAGCATTTAACAATTCATGTCTTAACTGTGTACCATTTGATATTATTTTAAAATTAGACTCTGTGCTTTGTTTTGCTTCTACTTGATAAAATTGAACAAATTTATCTGTGCTTGGAGATATAACTATATTTAATCTAGTTAATACAACACCATCTGCATATTCAATCATTTCATCTGATAATGTTAAACTTGCTGGTGGTTGAATAGTAAAAGGATTTGGTAAAGTAGTTGCTGGTGTACTTGCTACCTGACCCTTTGTTGCAAATGTATAAAAGCTATCTTGATGTTCTACTAACTGCAAAGTCACTTCATAATTTTCATTAAATACCATTTCAAGAACTCTAAAAGCTTTATTGGTAAATCCTAAACTTGATAATGAAATATTTACTATGTCTCCAATGTGTAATTCGTATGCTTTAAAACTACAAGTAAGACTAAGACCTAAACTTTCTCTTGATCTTCTTAAAATAATTTCAGCCATTTCTTCAGCTTGATATGGAGATGTCAAAGTTTTAAAATCAAATCTTCCCTCTAGTAAAAATCCACCATCTGCTGTTTTCATTGTTGCGTGTTGATCTGCTGATGGCAAACTACTGTCGTCAGTTGGTGGAAAAGTAATTTGGTCAGCCTGAAAATTACGATCAGGATTTATAAAGGTTGCAATTACTCTATTATATTTTGAATTTTTTGTAGGAGAAGCTAAACTATATCCACCAATAATGTCATCTTCATCTAAAGATACTGAAGCTGTGCCTGTTGTTTCAATAATTAATTTATACTTTCCTTGAACATAAGGCATATAACCTCTACAACCTTTTAATATATCTCTTACATTATCTATAACTTTTTTTGATGTATCTAAAACAGCATTACAATCAAATAAATTAATATCACTACCACCTGAAAATGGTGTAACTTGTGTGACACAAACTTGTGAAGCATCATAAAAACTTTGTAAATTTATATCTGCTGTTGCAATCCCTTTTCCATATCTTTCATTTCTTAAATAATCTAATAAACAAAATGCTGGATTTGTAGAAAAAGATGCAGTTTGTTCTGATAAGTTAGATGCTAAAGTAACAACTTTTCTTCCTTTTATTTTAGCTTGTACTTGTGGAACACCACCAAATACATCAGGATTCCATTTGAATTTTAAAGCTAAATAACAAACACCTGATAATTTATGATTACTTCCCCATGAAGATAAACTTGACAATAATGATGATGCACTTTGCCCATCAGTTCCTAAATGTGGCTCTATTGTAATTGTACTTTCTGCTGATGACCCCTCAACATTTGGGTCTGCTTTAAAAAAATTAGAATCTGAACTTGCAACACTTCTTTGTGTGTTATCTGTTAATGCTCCATCAAATGTAACTACTTTATCATCAACTCTTATTTCTTCTATTGAGTTAATCTCTCCCTCGCATAAAGCTAAAGCAACAAATAAAAATTCATTATCTGTTCCTGAAGTTTCAATAAAAACTCTTGTACCACCAATTAATCTTTCTCCATATACGACAGGAAGTGAAGCATTATTTGATTGTTTATTTACTAATATTCCTTTTTCTGTTTCTTCAAAATCATTTGTTCCAAAGTCAGGTACATCAGGTTTTAATGATCTTGTAAATAGCCAACCTACAGCAAAAATACCTAAAGCTACAAAAGGATTTATACTTCCTAAAAAATTAAATATTCTTACTGCTCTAAAAACTTTAGTAGCTTTTTTAAATATTTTACCAGCAGATTTAAAAGGATTAAAACCCATTATTTTCTACCCCACTTTAAATCTAAAACTGTTTGACTTGAATAATCCATACCAACATCTGTACTAAAAAATCTTTGTTGAGAATTATTATTTGTTTGTCTGCCTGATTTTTTGTTAAAATCTGCCCAATGAGATACTATTGTTAATATAACAGTAGATTCTGTATTTGTTTCATCTATTTGAAATGTCTCTATGTTTCCTGAATATAAAAGAATTGGGTCAGCAATTAATGAATTTGTACTATTTAAAAATCCTCTAAAAACATCAACACTATCATTAACAACATTTTCGTTTAAAACTGTAGATATAATTGTTTGATCTGCACCAGATAAAGCAAGTTGCAAAGATGCTTTTGTCAAATCTGTTTGTTCTGTAAAACTTGGTATTGATATTAAAAAGGGAGAAGAAGTATAAGTAACACTAGACCCTGATATTGAAGAAGTTAAATCAAAACCATTATCTGTAATATTTAATGGTGTTCCAAACCCTATAGTAATAAGATGGACAGGTTTAATCTCGCCTGTTAATAACTCGTTTTTTACTGCTGTCGTTAATGTTCTCGCCATGTTCCTCGTAATATGTTCTAGTTATGCTTTCTGTACCTTTTATCATGGTAAAATTAAATTTACTATCAGGTTTTTTATACTCCTTTAAATCGTTTAAATTAGTATCTATTTCATCTTCATTAACAATAG